CTCCGCACCCCCGGCTCCGAGTTGTTCAGCCAACGCTTCTAATCGAGGATCAAATTCTGCGCCAGCTTCTAAAAATTCTGTAAAACTTCTTTCTTGTTCTGCTTCTGCTGCTTCTCTCGCAAAATCGTCTTCTTGGGTATCTTCTTGAACTCTTGGGGGAACATTTCCTGGTTGTATCATAAAATATTGTTCATAAAGTGGCAATTCATTTTCTAGGCTGATGCCTGCAATACTATTTTCATATGGTCTAAATCTACATAATAAATATTGATTATTAGTGTGAGCATCACCATATATTGTTCGTGTTAGTGGCACCCATTTTTTTTCTATTAAAGAAGGTACATCGGCGTTTGCGCCCGCGCCGACATCTTCAGTAATCATTTCATATCCGGTAAAAACTTCCAATGTATAAATAGTTTCAAACACATATCTTGTAAGTGCTCTGCCGCCGCTGCGTTCTTCTCTCGGCTGATTCCAATCAGTAATACTACCAACACTATTTCCACGAGAGCGGCCTTGGAGAGCATTTACTAAATCCATTTTAATATCGAGTCCGAGCCCGCCGCCAGAAATAACAGGCTTGCTCGCAATTGAAAACAAAGCCTTAACTTGATTGGGAAGTGTTGACATAAAACTTCTAATATCGATAGTCTGCAAAACTCCATTAGCATCCGGCATTTGTAAAGTTGGTTGTTGAGCATCGGGTAGTGTTGGGTCCATCAAACCCCATTTAGCCAAATGTCCAACCGGATTTGACGGTTTATAAAGTTCTAAATCATTATTTTTTAATGCCCTCAATGATATAGAAGATACATTAGTAGCACCATTAACATTTAAATTGCCTAATATTTCAGTAAAGTTAGAATAAGCATCTCTGTTGAGTTCTTTCTGTTCATCACGCAAAGTATCATAATGCGTATTACGATCATCAACCAATACTTGATTCGATGGTGGTTGTGGCCCAGGCGGAACAATAGGAACTTGGACTTCATTTTCTGGCACAACTGTTAAATTAAAATTAGTTCCTACAAAACTTGAGATAGAAAATTCTATATCTTGTGCTAATTTTGTTCTCTGCTCTGAACTAAAATCATTAACCCATCGAGAGGCATCAGCTGCCAACATTTGCGGATTTGAATTTACACCACCGACTTTTACAGTTCCACTCAAAGTATTGATAATCGTTGGAGTAAAATAAGACATATCTCCATCTCCGACATTATACGTTGTGGCTTTTCCAACTTCAGGAATATTTTTTATCCAAATAAGTCCTGTTGCGTCCCAATCAGCCACACTATCATTACTAAAGATTTTTTTAGTTTCATTGGCAACCATATTGGTGAAGTCTGTTCCGGGTATAGTTAAAAGACCTCCATTATTATTATAATCAGCAATATCTATTCCCAAAATATTAAGTCCAACATTCTTTGGCATGTTAGCATCAAATATGGATTGAAAACGATATTCGGTCTTGATCGTACTCATTTTAGGAGGGCCATAATCCTGGATATTGCTGGCAACTATTTGATTGCCTTGAACCTTCATATAATTGCCTTCACCCGGATCAAGTGCCCAATTGCCATTACTGCTTTTTACGGGCCTCAACCCCTTAATTGCTTCCAAAAGAATTTGTTGTAATTCTTCTAACAACTTAAATGTGAGCAAGATGCCCTCAATATTGCCAGTATGCGGGCTCATATAATCTATAAGCGAATCTTTTATTTCTTGCCGTTCACCCGAAGGCAAATTGGCCAAACGTGATATTATTTCAGAATATGTTATTGCAGCAACATTCCAAGGTGATCTGTTCAATCGGGCACCCCAAGCGTTTTGTTGTGTATTAATAAAATGTTGTGTAAATCTATTCGCTAAAACATTAAAGTTTGCTGGTCTTGGATCATTAGGTTGGATTAATCCTCTCGAATCACCGGATTGTTGTACGTGTGGATTTTCATAAGGATTGTTTGCACCTGGTGATCCAAGCCTGGAGGCTTCTGCATAATACCCACCCAGAGTTGTTTGGGCGCTCCTTAATTGAGTTATGAGATCGACCAAAAGATCAGGGGCACCATCCTTTATCTCTAAAGTAACTTTATATTGATAAAAGCCATCTGTTTTATTTCTAACTGAACGATCAACTCCAGTAAAATATTTTATTGCCCCCAATAAACTTAAGCTTCTTGGCTGATTATCGTCTGTATAAACTTGAGTTCCAAAAATACTTCTAATAGTAGACACGCCGTCAAATGCCACAATATCTCCACCACTAAGACCAGTTGGTTTATATTCTAACAACAATTCATCACCATCTGTTGTCTGAGTGCTGGCAGGGCCGACTGGTAATGAACCCGCAGTTTGTTCTGTATCAGACATATACATAAAAGATGGTGGCGACGGTTCATTGTCATAAAATTTTCGTGGTCGATCATTGGCTTCACCGGCTGTGGATATGTAAAGTGGTTTAGAGCCCATTTCAGGACTTCCCTTTAATCTTATGCGATGAAGTCTTAAAGAAAGAATTTTAGAACCAGCGACTACCGCATCTTTTGTTCTAGGGTTTTTATAAAGATTCCCAAAGAGAGAATTTTGTTCTAAAATTTTATCAAGTCTCATAGAAAAAATGAACCGACAATTATTATTTAAATCTCTGGTCAAATGCATAGTAGAAAAATTTTGGTTTGATTTATTTTTATATTCATCCAACATTCTAGAAAATTTTAAACCAGATAACATCGGCTTTAATTTATTCTCAAGAGTAGAAAGATCTAAATTAAGTTTTTCAACTCTCTCAACAGTACGAAAATCTTGAATCTTCGTATTTTTAACTCCCTTTTTAAAAACAATTTCCTGCTTAACAGGAACTGTAAAACCATATACAAATTGACCATTTGCATCTTTTGTGATACTTGCAGCTTCAGCAGCAGTCAAAATAGTTCCATCGGTTTGAAGATACCATCGACCAGTCCAATATCTGTTTGAATTTATTTGTACTGGATTTGGTCCATTCCAAACAACGTTATTTTTATCTCTAAAAATATAGGCAGTATTTATAACTTTTCCGCCTTCTATTACCTTATCAACCATTTTTCTGGAATAATATTTAACATTAAAAACATTCTGAAACAATGCTTGAAAATTTTGATTGCCGAAATCATAATCCGCTGCAATTTGCTGTAGATCAAATTCTGTCCAAGTCACATAGGCCAAAAAATTTGGATTAGGATTATCTATAGGTCCAAACGTTACATTATATGGCACATTTTTTAAATTAAGTTGTGTAGATTGTTGAACAATTGATGAAACCCTTGCTCGATTTTCGGTTATTGCCGCGCTTTCGTTTGCCACGGCTTGTGTCAAAACATCATTAACACTTCCAACTACTTCACCCAAAGTTTTCATTTTAATATCGTCAACACCAAAAAGATTTTTTAAACCTGCTGGATTGTTTCTAATAGCTGTCATGGCTGTACTAAAATCACCAGCGGACATCAATTGGCCACAATATATCTTTATATAATTTTTTAAATCGAAGGGTTGAGTTGTACTACTTTTTCTAGTGAAATTAATATTATTAAACCATGAAGCTTGTGAATCATAAAGAACATCTTTTACTGTCATGTTAATGGTAACATTTAATTGAGTTGGTGTTGGAAGCGGAGCGCCTGATGAATCGTCTATATCCAAAGCATAACGGTTGGCTTCACTCATTCCCGAGGTTAGTGTCGCTCCGACAATAAGTGGTTTAACATGTGGATCTCTACGAAGTGGTGTTTGTGAGTTGGCAGGTTCCAAAGTTATTTTGCTAGTATAAACTTGTGGCGTAAATTTACCTAATAATTCTTTTTCACTTAAAAATTCCATTTATTAATATCCACCACCAGGTATTCCAGAATTAGAAAAATCAATATCAGTATCGAACAACGATTCCCCACTGCCAGTTTGGTTGAGCAGCTTATATTGTTCACAATCCAAAACCCTTTGTGAGAAAATACCCTCACCCTCATTCAAAGTATATTTACAAATAATTTGTTCAGGTATTTCATTGTCAACTAAAACATCCATATAATACTCAACATAACTAGGATCAAGGTCTAAATTTGGGTTTTGAAATACATCCTCTTGTTGGTCCATTAAGATACCATTTTGCACATCTTCGAACGGTTTAATAAAATAAAGTGGGACCAATCTTTCAATTATTTGCTGGTCGTTACACAAAGAAGCCTTCGAATCAATTTCTGTCGAAACTTCATAAATTTCAATATCAAAATTCTCATTTTCAAAAGTAGTATTTTTTTCGTTTATTTCAATAAGAAGCTCTGAATTTCTTGGAAGAATTTTTATGATCTGATTTCCATATAAATCTTCAGGATTATAATCACTCAATTGCCAATCAGGAACAACTTCAACTTTGCTTTCATATGTAACTGGGCTTATTTCCAACTGAGGAACATTAATCATTGGATTCGAACAAGTTAAATAATTAGACACCGCAGTTGAGCCAGTGATCTCACCGCTTATTAAAGAAACTTTCCATGCAGGCAATTTATCGCTACTTAATTCGGAAGTGCCCAGCATTGAAGTCAGCAAATAATTTTTGTCTTGGAAAGATTGAAAAAATCTTCCTTGATCAATTTTTGTGAAAACACCATCCTGAATAGCATAATCATCTTCTTCGGGCTGAGAACGAATATAATCATTTTCTCTTTTTATGTTTGTTTCTACGCCGCTGAAATTATATTGAGCTTCCAAGCGCGGTGTATCTTTTATAATTCTATTTTGAGAGTCGTTCTGTACTTCACTCACATCCCCCCATTGAGAATCGTACAAAACTCCATCATCAAAAAATGCATAAAAAGATGGTTTAAATTTTCCTTTCGAAAGAAGACGCTTACCATATTGAGTTAACTGAAGGTCGATTACTTGTTCTTTTTTATTTAAAAATTTCATAATTAATTTTCTTCAGTCTCCGTTTCTGGATATATTAAAAATTCATCTTCAACTTCAAGCTCTGCTAATTCAACAAGCGAGAAGTAATCATAGGGCCAATTATAACTAGCGCCAAGTTGTTCAGCCTGACGGAGAGCAGGGATTATTACATCATCACCCTCATCAGCAGTCATCTTAAAATAATTCCAATTGGCCTTTTTCTTTACCTTGAATACCATCCACCTTATATCGGCTGGGATTTGTTTGCCACCAAAAAATTCCAAAGGTCCGGTTGGCCATGAAGATTCACTAATGGCTTGTTCAGCTTGCGTTGAAATTTTAGGCATTAAACCTTGCCATATGTCACTTAAATCTGCCTTATCTAATGTGTGGTTAAATTCCATAACATACATAACAAATGGTTCAATAAAGCCGCTTGTGGGTGTCATAGACGGGAGGACAAGCTCCCCAGATTGGCGGAATCGATTAGTTCTAAAATCAAGCTCTGGTGGGAAAACATATTTATCCATCATTAATCCCAACTCTGATATGGAAGTATCAATAACAGGGCCACCAGATCCCCACACAGAAGCTTGATCTTGTGGAATTGCTTCACCAAATTGGAGTTTGTTTTGCCAAAATGCTCGGAATCTTGTGGCACTATCAAGCTCATCAGAACCTAATGAAAAGAAAAATTTTCCTAAAATTGGATCTTTGGTAAGTGTCGCATATCGACGCCTTAAATCTTCAGTATTGTCATTGTATTCGACATATGGAATTGCCACAATTGCTTCCGATATTTCTTTTGTATTTGCAATTTCTCCAACCTTTTTATAACTTTCATCTGGCTCTGTATCAAATAACGCTTCGGTCATGGAAATAATATTAGGATTAATTCCTGAAACTGATCCGGCTGTAGGACCACCGACTGGTGGTTTTATACCAAATGTAATTTCTTTTTCATTGGGAATGGTGCCATAGCCACTCCACATTCCGCGACCATATCCAGCTTCTTCAGGTTGATCTGAAAAATCCAATACAGGACATTCAAATTTCGGACTTATAACCCATCGAGTTTCGCCTGGAATGTGACCAGACGTAATACCAAAACAATCCAAAGATGCAGTTATTTTCATTGCATTAAAGTTTGCGCTGGAACCTAAAGGATAAGCTTCCCCAGCAGCATTAAGCGGGTTTAAAGTCCCGCTATATCTTGTAAATAACGCCTCGCGGCCTGTATTATAATATTGAATTGTACCTGCGGCACTGGTTCCATGAATTCTGTTAAGCATCCTTTCAATGCTAAAGCCTGTTCCTCCAGTGGTAGTTGGTGAATCATCTTCTTGAGCTGTATAAGTAACTCTTATAACATCCTCACCATAAAAATATGGAGGCGTATAAGGGGCATAACCAGGATCACCGGCAAATTGGAGGGCCTTTTGATAACATTGAGAAACGGGGGTTCCCGTAGTTCTATAAAGCCATGAGCCACCGGCACCGTCGCCACAAGACCAAGCAGGTCCAAAATATTTGCCATTAAAGGAAGATGTGATTCTTCGATCAACTCCATTTTCAATTTCTCCATTTTCGGATAAAAAGCCAGCATTATTTTCAATAACACCTCTTGTACCATTATAATAATCTTGCATCATAAGCAAATCTTGGCTTTTGTTTAAATATATGTCTAGCGCATATGTCTGACCCTCTATTAAGTTAATTGAACCTTCAGGTTTTGATTGTATTTTCTTAAAGTTTTCTCCTTGTAAGAAAAAGCTGGGGGTTTCAGCGAGAAAGTTGTGCATCGCCAAAGTGTACAACGACATAACAGAATTGCTTGGCCGCGAACCATTAATCTCTGGCATGTCAACATAAATCTCTCGGGCAGCAGGCTTGCCACGAGGTGTAGTAGCAAACGGATTAGAAGCAACTGGTACAACATAACTTGGAGCTAAGAAAAATAGCTTCCCACCTCCACCATCGGCACTAGCAGTAGTAGCAGAGGCTGTTGTTGGAATCCATTCAAGCGGATTTAATAACCCCCTAAATGGTATTTTGTAATTTGCGGTTCCACTTAAAACTGTGGCTCGTGCCTGAGTCACCAGTGCATCGGTATTGGTAAAAAGTGTAGATCCCGTTACTGCTGACCATTCAACTGCAATTCCTGATTTTATCGTATTATACATAATTCCAGGCGCAAAATATGGTTGTAATAATGCTTGCATAGCCAAAGCGCCTGAATTTGGTTGAGAAGTCGTACTTAAGAATGGTGGTACTGATTGATCTGCTCTGCGATGACCTTCACCACCGATATATGGACCAAGCGATTCAGACAACAATGTTGCCATTTGAAGGGTTCTTTCCTGGGGATAAAAACCTTGATATGGTAAAAGTTTTTTAATGCCTTTGCACCTCAAAGTAATGTTGGTAAGGTTATTATCGGAGTCTACATCAAATTTCCCAAAATAACGTTGGAAATCAGAATTTGAATAATCATTAAAGAATTTCTCGTTAAACCCTCTTACACCATTTGGTTGTGAATATTCATTTGCACTACTTGTAATTGCAGCCCCATCAAGAGTTAAAAATTTATCATTTTGTTTTTTGAAGTCTTGATCCCTATAGTATGGCATATGCTGGGAAGCTCTAAATTCGGGTATAACTGTATAACTTTTAGCTATACAACGAATATCAGCAGCATAATCTTTATATGAATCAAAGAAGGGTTTTTTGCCCGACAGTTCAGCTGTTCTCCATTTTATTCCTCTTGTCATTTCCCCACAAGCTCCAGTCACTATTCCATTGAGGGAATAATTCTGCATACCGGCCACAAAAGGCAAGTGATAATAAAAACAAGAAGCAGTGGGATAATAATAAAAATTTTGAGCATAACTGCCTGTGTTTCGTTCATCCGAAGTATCTACACGATATGGTGCGCCACCCACATATCCCATCATTTTCCTAATATTAATAGAATTAAGCTCACCAGTATCACTACCGTTTGCCGAAGGATCGTTGGGGAAGATCACAGAAGATGAAATAATGCCTTTGAACGTAGAGGTGGTTCCATCAACTGTCCAATTTGGATAAACAATCGGCCCGCTTCCAAACGCCCAAACACTTCTTGCTTGACCATCTCGGAAACCTTGCGAATTAGCAATCGTTGTTGCAAACCAATTAGATGCGGTTGGCTGTTGATCGTCGCCTGGGAGGGCAACTCTAGGTGGATGGTCAGGTGTAGCTTTTCGATTTCGATTTTGGGGTGAGTCTCTCCAAAAGGTTCTACGATAAAGAGGTCCGCGATCAATTCCGTTTGGACCTATCGAAAGTGAAGCTGAGAATGTTCCATTACCACCAATGCCCCCATTCGCCACTTCCGCATATTCAGGTCTTCCGCGAGCAGTTGTAAGCCCTGCGTTTGCCCCTCGGGGATAAACAACCTCTTTATAATTAATTTTATAAATGTTTGTCCATACAGAAGGATCGGCCTTCATTACATCATAAATCTGCATATCTGTTTTTGCAGATGGAACGTTTAACCAGTCTGCAATTGATTCATTATTGCTAGCATTTATAGTTTGAACTGGCCCGTGCGAGAACAAACAATTATTATTTGCGTATGTGCTTCTTAATTTTGTTCTAACCAGATCAGTAAGACCTGTTCGTCCGCGACGTTCAGAAACCGCATGTTCTGTGTCGAGAGCACGATATTTGAACACAACTGGAGGTACAATAAATTGTTTTTGAGTATCTGTTCGGCTGTTATAAAATACTGCTGCTTTTTCAAAGCCATTACCATTAGGCAATTCAGTAAGTCGTGGAGGTTGCATGATAGATAAAATATTATTATTTTTTTGATACCGTGCAACAGGTGTTTCGCCAGTTCGAATTTGTTTCCAAGACGGATAACCATATGGGCCGTTAAGATTATTAAGGTGAGAATTAATTGTTCCTCCAGTTCCTAAAACTCCATTTATTTCCCAATACCCCAAACCAGGAGTAATAGTATTCGGCGCTTCGACATTGACCACAATATTAGAAACTGTGATAGTTCCTGCGACGTTGGGATCATCGCAACATATAGAAATATCGGGCAAAAGTTTCTTGGTAATTGGTTTTGTACTTTTATAAAAAGTTGTCCAAGTATTAGTGCCATTGTCATGCTGATAAAGTATGTTATTGTCCAAACGAGTTATTCTAAATTTCCATCCAACTGCATAAATCCCTGCTCCCAAAGAATAGACCTCTGTTCCGCTTTCGAGAACTTTTACATTGGTGACTTGTAACTCAATGGAATATTCCATATCATTAAATGCTTCATAGGTCGGGTAGCCGCCAGTCCACTGAGCAGGAGGATCATCATTCAACCCCACAAAAAGATAAGCATTTGTTTGATCAGCTGTAAACTCTATATATCCATTACTATCTATTTCAACTCGACCAGCTGCCGCACCATCCCAAGTCGAAGGGCTAGTCATAGTTTTGGTGAGCGTTTTACCATCAGCGGATAAAGTCAAATTTCTTAAATCATACCACCCAGCTGGAACTCTGGGTCGGGAAACATTAAGGAGATATTTGTAATTCTCTGGTGTCATCACCGAAGTCGGCATCATCGGAAGCATATTAGTAAAATTAACAGGATATGAGTCTCCAGGTCCAATTCCTGGGAATTTCCAATTGCTTGCTGTCACAAACTGAACTGCCGACGCAGTTGTGGCGCTACTTCCAGAAGGAACAGTAAAGTTTGAAGCATAACCAAACGGCTGGTCTTTGCTTTTGTCGTAAGAGTCGTTTATCCACGCATATTGAAGTGCATTTTGGGGAATCGCATGTTGGATATGCCAGTTGTCATAAAGTGGGTTAGAGATGCGAGCGTTTATAATAGAAGGACTGCCATTGCCTTTAAAAGCTACGCGAGGATAATAATTTCCCTCTGGTGCGATTGGGGCGGATTCCAAATCAATCCAATTTGTTGTGCCAACTGGAAGATGCTGGAAGATAATGGTGGACTTATCTCTAAAAATTCGAAGTTTATCTCCAACTGCAATTGTAAAAATTGTACCCAACGAAAAACCCATCATGGGCAAACAACGACCAGCTAGAGTGTCGTGATAAAATGAATAATCCCAAAATGTTCCACCACCACTCGGAACTTTAAAATTGTTTGACGAAATCCCAACTGCCCATTCATTGTTGGTTCCCGCAATATCACTAACTTCAATTTCAAAATATCCCGTAGTTTCAAGCTTTTGGTTGCTTTCAGCATAAGACACCCAAGTTGTACTTGCATCATTTGTTACAGTTCTATTAAAATTAGACAATGTTGTTCCAACATTATTTACCCATTCAACTTCTCTGCTAAAATCGCTTATAAGAACTGTTGATCTGCCATTTCTATTAACCTTGTGATAACTGGCTAACGTATCATAATTTGCTGCGCGAGGTTGACGGTATCCCTGAATAGTTCCAGAAACACCCAAAATTCCAAATTGTCCACAATATTCGGTTTGCCAGCCATCTAATGCGTTACGAACAATCAGGTTTCGGAAATTTAAACTATTATAAATTGCATATTCTTCAGCATAAAGATCTAGAACACCTCTTGAACTAACTTCTGGTCCGCCAGGAGCGTTAAATCTTTCAACAAAAATTGATTTCGTTGATTCGGTCAAATCGTAACGTGGGAGTTGAAAAGACACCACCTCATCAAAAGTTGGAGATATATTAAGAACTGGTTTAAATCCTTCATTTTTAACAAAGAAGCGATTGTTTAATGTACGCTTTGATGTTTGCAATACTTCATAATTTTTTCTAAAATTGCCTGCAACTTGAGAGCCAGTTCCCCATTTAATGTTGCGAATGTTTACTGGACGTTTTGCATAATCAGTACGAAGCATTGTTGCGCGAGGAAGATTCGCATCATAATTGCGTGACGCAATTTGAATATAATTGGAATCCGCAGATAATTCCCAAGCTTCAGCCCTGGTAGCAGTTGTATCTGCTGCTCCGCTGTTTATATTTTGATGTCGATATTGCCAGCCGCCAACATGAGCATTGGTGAATGGACCTTGTATTGGAGTTTCATTATCTTCTCCATATGAATCATTATGATAATTGGCTAGTTGGGTATTGTTTCTAAAATTGGATAAATATGAAGGAGTAATCGAAGAACTAAACAAACTAAACGGAGCAAACATCGAAGATCTTCCGCCTTCATAGTTTTTAGACACATCGGCTAAAGCAGTTGTACTTTGATTGCTTACAAACGCACCTTCAAGTCTCTTTTTGGCACTAGGATCAATAACATCCGTGCAAGCTTTTTCTTCAATTGTTGACGCCGAAAGTTTTAATTTAATTTGTGTAGCGCCGAAAGGATCTGTTTTTATTTGTGTATGAGCATAATCAAGTTTTTTCCCTCTTGAGAAATTTGATCCACCATGAATTTCTGGTAGTTCTTCAACTGTCAATTTATAAGGTTTTGTAAAATTTCTTATTGCATATGCGCTTCCTGCATAAGTTGTTTTAGTATCGGTTGAATTTCTAGAAACTGCAAGAGTTGGGCCACTTCCGCTTCTAAAATCATTTGCTAACCTAATTGTATTTCGCTGGCTATCAACTGTTGAATCACCAGAAGTAATATTTGTGTTGTCACGACTAGCTCTATCAAACCACCACTCACAATTGGAACCTGTAGCAGTTATGGGAATCGGGGCGAGTCCTCTTTTTCCCGAATAAAGCAGCTCGTTAATGCCTCGAAGTCCAGCTTCAGGGACACTTTGTTCTACTTCCAAACTTGGAAATTTTGTCCAATATTTATTTCTTTCAAGCACATGACTTTCAACCATTGTGCGAAGTTTTTCAGAAAAACCAGCAGTTGCTGGCGCTAATTGAACTAGCATTAAACCTAGGGCAGTATCAATCCATTTAAAATATTCAACAAATTTTTCAAAATCGGGAGTATTCTTAACCCTCTCAAAATAAAGAGAACGTAATTTTCCTAAATCTTTATATTCTTGACGATATCGATTTACTGGTTCTCCAATTAAATTATTAAAACCAACGATTGTTCCAAAATAATTTATTATCTGTTCCGAAATTATTCCATACATGCTTTTTTCAAATGCAAAATAATAATCTATTGGCCTTGAATCTCGCGTCATCATTTGATTGTCTGTATCATCAATAATGGAAACCATATCTCCACTATTAACAACTTCAGGCAATTGTTGTTTGGCTGAATGGATATACCTTCTGTCTATTGAACCAGTGTCATTTACAGGAAAACCATAACCCATTCCAGTGTGTTGAGGCTGTGCAATTGAACTAAGCCATCCCCAGTCCACAGAAGATGCCACGCCTTGTTCCACAGAGCCATAAAGTCCAGCGGTCCAAGCAGCATCATTAGATGTTACAACAGGATATAAATCGCCCGTTGCGTTAACGGTGCTTGCATAAATTGTAGAATATGTTGCTCCATCATCAATGCTTCGCTGATAAAAAACTTCACCAAAATTGCCACGAATAATCCTAAAACGATCTGTTGGATTAGCAAAAGCCCACGATAAACCACCAGTAGGATCTGAGCCTGCTTCTCGGATAACGACTGCATTTGCTGTTAAGGCATCAAAAAAGAAAGCATAAGCAATAAGACCTTGATCCCCTGCACTACCCTCAGATGTATGAAGACCGCCATATACTTCCCACATAGCGGTATTTGTGAACAATGGGTCAAAAGTAACAGCACCATTTGCACCAATCGGAGCTGCATTGGCCCACGAATTCCAGCCGCTACCGCCGCTGGTCTTGACGATACCTCCACAACCAGCAATAGCAACCATATTAACCAGATTTTCCCAAGTTATACAATCTGAACTATTTAAAGTTCCAGGTCCACCAATATAATTTATAGGTCTTGTGGAAACATCAGGAACAACAAACTGTCCACTTGCATTTGAACTTGTTACAGTATCAAAATTCCAAGAAAGGGCGAGCGTTTCCATTTGAGGAATACTGACAATATTATTTCCAAGTGATTTACTTAATTGAGAAATATAAGCATTTTTATAAGGGTATTTTGTTCCAAAATTTTCAACATCCTGTGCGTGGGCTTGAATGCTTTTGTCATCTAAATAATCTATCCAAGCTCGTACAGAAGAAATCTTAGCACTACTGTTTTGAACAACACTCCCAGTAAAATTGGTTCTATGAGCACCAGCAAAGAATCTCTTATTAGAAATCAAAAATTGTCTTGCATCTGCTCCATCAATAACAGAAGAAGCCGTAAAACTATTAGCAAGAGAATCTAAAACATAATTATAACCAGAAAATTCAACATCATAACTTCCTGTTGCGCTGCCAGTAACTCCGTCAGCTAAAGGATACTTGGTGGGTTTTACCTTAACTGCAAAATTCCATCTAGAATCATCATAAACATTCCTAAATAAACTACTGGTTAATAATGGGAAAAATCCTCCTGCTGTTCCAGTTAGGCGAAAACGGGCATCTTTAGAAGAAATTGATGGACGGACTGCTAAAACCTGGAAGTTTCCATAATCTGGTGATCCCCATGTAGTTCCCATCCATGGAGAGGAGAAAGCGCTGTGACAGCCAAAAACAGCTGAACTTGTAAAAGGAGTGTAAATATAATTTTTATGGACCCCATCTAAATTGCTACCGAAAATAGCCTCCGCTTCGTAAGTGTTTCCTCGATAAAATACTTCTGGGTTAGAACTAAGATAACCACGACTTTCAGAATTTGTGCTAGAAGTTTGTTGAAATACTGTAGCTGAAAACTTATTATCTTCATAAAAATTAGCATATCGCTTCTTAACAATTCTATAGTCTACATTATTTCTAAACTCATATTCGATGTTGTCACCATAAAGATTAATATTGACAAGCTCATCGTCAACCCCAAAACAACGTATTAGATTTCTAAATGATTTTTCCGTTCCTTTTGATTTATAAATGTGAACTAAATTGTTATAAATGTTTTGATATATTTTATTTTTTGTATCTTCTAATTTAGACGAGAAATTTTTATAATCATTTCTTGATGCCAAATATTCTAAATCGGTAGCGTTTGAAAAAATATCAGAAGAAACCATTCCAAGAGAATTTATAAATGTTTCTGCAAAAGGATATGGTTTATCAGAACCACTAAAATAATTTACATCCTTAAGTGATGGAAGTGAATCAATTTGTAATTGTAAAGTATCAAAATAGCTAGCGATAATTTGTGTTAAATCTTTAAGGACTTCGGTTTGTTCGCCCTCATCTTCTTCTAAGATCCAATTTGGATATGAAGAATAAATGTTTGCTAAATTTTCTTGATCGTGTTGATATCCTTCTTCTTTTTTAGTTTTAAGAAGTGACACGACATCGGGGTGAGTGGAATAAATAATTGGATCTTTAAATTCGGCCAAAGATGCACTACTTTCAACAATCGCAGACCCCGTGTTACGGGCTCCTACAGAATAACCCGTCCAATTGCCATTGGTTACACGCCCAGCATAATCTAATACAACAGTATCTTTTGCTGCCGTCGTAGTGGTGCTAAAGATACCCTCATTAAATTTATAATAAAACCCAAGATCTACAGGATTTTCATAACTATATTTTGTAGAAGCTGTGACTGCGTGTGTTATATCGCTATTTGTCCCGCCTCCGACCTGAGTAAACCAATGACGGCCAATTTTTTCAGCAGATCGTTCTGTTTTCCAAAATCGAAATTCATCCAAAGAAGCTGATAGTTTTCCGAATCCCGCTCCATCGACTTCGCCGCTGTCTCCACCATCACCATAACCAGTAGTTGCGCCAATATTCCCCATCATTGAGCCAGTGATTTTATTAATAGAAGTAAGAGAACGATCTATATCAACTAAATTTCCATTATGATAAAGTTTGCCAACTAAATTAGAATCATTATTCTTAAACATTAAGGCATAATGATTCCATGTGTTTCCACTTATAGGAAGTTTGGAACCAAGTGTAAATGTATTTGTTACAGCGCCCGATAAAATAGAAACATTAAAAGCTGCTGATGCGCTTAAAGCTGAAACACGGAAAAGCCCGATGGGTGAAACTGAAGAACTATTCCAAATATCTAAAATAATTTGTTCGCGAGATTCTGTAGTGATCCCCCAACCATCTTTTTTGAGCCAAAATTCTGCACCGAAGCCGGTGCTACCATTGATTTCTAAATTTGAAAATCCTGCACTAGCTGTATTATAAAGATTTAAATTATCAAATCTTAAAGAAAGCGGTTGATTAGGATCAATATTTTGAGGAAGGGTTGTGGTGTTGCCTAAAAATCCAATATATTCTGATTTAGTGCTCGCATCTAAGTTTGTAGAACTGCCGGGTGTAACTGTTCCATAATCTAAACCAAGATTAATATAACCAGTGGTTCTTGGATATTCATTTTCAAAAATGTGACGGTCAAGATATGAGGAAGACAGGTTCCATTCTATTTTTTCTTTTTGGGAACCATCATAAGGATATTCACTCGTGATGTAATTGATAGAATCCGAATAATATTTTTCTGCTAGGCCATATCTTGCAAAATTAGAAGCAGAACTAAAATTAATACGGGGGATAAAACGTTCTTTATCCTTTATGTTACTTTTTACGTAATTCGAAGATTCAATACCAGAGCCAACCTTGTTTAAAGAAGCGTCGGCTAAGATTTTATTATCTTTATTTTTTTCAAAAAGATCTTTAATGTTAGCCATGTCATTACTCTTTTACTCTGAATCTAAAAATTTCTGGTTGTTCTTCGTAAGCACCATTAATATAATAGAGAAATTTAATTGCATAAGAATAATCTGATTCTAACAAACTTACATTTAAATCAAAATAACTGCCCGAACCGTCGTAAGAAAGCCGAGTATACTTATCACTTCCTGTTCCATATGCAATAACATTTAATTCATCTCCTTCTCGATAAATCTTATAATATGCATTTTCAACATATTTATTTTCTATCTCTTTAGATGCTACTGTGTAAATAGTTGGACTCCAATCTTTTAAACGAGTAAAAAGGCGTAACCTAGCATTGTCATTCCTATAGTATTCTGACTGTAAATTAGTAATCGTAGTAACATAACGCGGTATTGAATATACATTAGAAGAATTAAAAGGAATAGGCGTGAATGATCCAGTATGAAAAACTCTAGAATCAGTAGCATCAATTGATGCGCCATCGGATCCAGTAAACCACCTATCATATACAAAGGTCGCAGTTGTATTAAGAGCAAACGAAGCACTATAAATTCCAGTCGCCACCCATCCACCAGTAACAGCATTCAGATATTCAAATGACGCACTACCAACTGCTGGGATTACTTCTCCCATAGAAGATGATGTATAAATTCTTACTCCAACTAAACGATTATCGCCAAGATTTGGAAGATCCGTGGGTTGACCTCTAACATAATTATAAAGATAAAGAGTGTTTAAATTATCCGCAGAATTCATATTTGAACTTGAAACATAAAAATTGCCTCGATTATCTTTCCGAGAATTATCCCATCGAGCTTCAATAATTGGGCGTTTAAAGAAATATTCACTTCCTCGTGCAGAAAACTTTTTAGTGTAAAATGAACGATTACCGCTGGCTTGGCTGGAAGTTAACATTACTCCCACACCATAGTTCGAATAGCCAGCACCTGCTGGGCCAGTACCAGCAGTTCCTAAAATCCATTGTTCAACAAGTCCTGTAATATCGACCTCTAAATCGCCAACACCAGTTCCAAATGTTTGTTTATAATTAAATTCATTGTAGTTATCTGATGCTGCGCCCATCCAAGATGCGCTTAAAAAACTTCCTCCTTCGAGATTTTCGGGAACTATATTTGTCCAAACACTAGTTGCTGATGCGCTCATCCAATTTGAACCAGTCCCACCATAAGTTAAGTCTGAGTAATTTTCCATATCCAAACCATAGCCTTCTTCCCAGGATTGAGATATGGGAGAAACCACTAAAGTAAAATCACGCGGCAGAGTTTGATTGGTTGCAACATTAAAAACTCTTAAATAAAAATTTACACTTCCGCTTGCAGGGATATTATTATTATTTCTATCTGATATAATAGTGGTTCCAGTATCATCGGCTGTAACGGGAAACTGAACAATAAATTTACACTGTTCATTTGAAGAAGAGTTTGCTTGTGCATAAATTGAAAATACCTCCAAAGAATCGGCCAAACCCATATTACTGCCTGTTCCGCGAGTAGTTAAATTTGATTCATAAGCATTAGTGATAGTATTATCTTTAATTGCTGTATATCTCTTGATAGCCATTTATCGTATATTTCCTTTAATATCGACATCTGGATATTTTAATTCAAGAACTGCATTATCTGGAACAACAATATAACGACCATCATTAGAAATATGATTATCAATAATAAACCGAAAATTAGAAGAATAATTGTTTCCTGTTTTTTGATAAACTTTAACTCGTGTGGTATCTGCAATTCCGGGAATGGAATTAAGACGATTATAAATGGTTGAAAAATAAAACGGCTCTCCAATTTCTAATTTCTCGTTTAAAAATGCTCCAATTGATGCAACAGCTTGGTCCAAAATATCAAAACGATTCGCATTCAAAGATGTTACTATATCAAAATCAATCCCAATATTAATAATTTTAGCATCTAAAATATCAACAGTATCATTTATCATGCGGCTTTGGTTTAACCACTGTTTTAAATTTGATTTGATCGTAGAATTAGTTTGAATAAAATGACCGTTTACATCCTCTGACAAAAGATATGCGTTTAAATTTCTTTTTAAAGAGCCGCGATCCTTAACTATATTTACACGCTTAATTTTCCCAAATTGGGGTGGCATCGCATAACACATAGCTTTATAATCTAAAGCAGTCACAGCGCGATTTTGAGAAGCAAAAGTATTATAAATCATTTGCTTTAACTCATTTGTTGATGGTAATGAAACATCTCCAAGAATTGGTTCTTCGTTATTTACTTCTAAAGAGTTTATAACATTCTCCACTTGATCTCCACTAAGAACAGATAAATCATTAAAATCAAAAAGAGGTCCGTCAACATTCACCAATCCATTAGCCGAAACATTAACATTGTCGATTGTATTTGCACGATAAGTAATTGTTAAAATGGTGTTTGAAGGAGCAACTCCAAACTTATCGCTTCCTAATAAATTTGTAGGATCTAGAGAAACATCACTTGTATAATCTTTTCCATGAACATCTAATATAACTTTGCTTGGATCAATTAACGTGTCTGCGCCTGTATTATCTTCTGAGCCAAAACCAAATTGTAAAAACATATCTCCTTGAACTTGTTCCACCATAAATCTTCGCGGAACCGCAAATGGTCTTAAGACCGCCGTTGTTTCAGTTTTATAATCGCTATCTGTATTAAGAAGTGAACGATAAACTACGTCTTGTGCTAAATAATCAACTTCATAATATTCTTTCCCCTCAGAATCAACCACAGAAATAATTTCGTTAATATTAGAGCCATTCAGTTGAGCCCGGAAAAACTTTTGATAATCTCCAACTACAACTCTTTCTTCAAAAAGTTCACCTGATATTACTTGTCCTTGAGCTTTAACTGCGTAAGAAGTTATATTTCCTGTTTCGGTAACTACAGCGGTGGTGTGCTCATTTGAAGGATTTGCAAAATTTATATTTTCATTAAGAGTGAAAGTAATTCCATCACCTGAAGAAAATCGGCTTCCTTTTTTTAATGTCGGAACATAAGCATAATCAAGATCATCTCCTGTGCTATTAGCAGGAATTATTATATAAAAAGAAGCTTGACCAGATGATGTTGAGCTTCCTTTAAAGCGGAAACCCATTTGACGACCTAATTTTATAACATTATCGTATTCAATTGCAGTATCAAGGAAACATTCATTAACATTATAATCAACATAAAAAGATAAAATATCTCCAACATAGGCAACAGTATCCAGCATCAAAGAGCCAAAACCGGCTTCACTGAAATCTTGGTAAGTATTGGCATAATATCTTTTCGCATAATTCACTAAATCTCTTTTTATAGAATTAAAATCGCGAGATGTATATTGTACCGCAGGATAATTTTTTGTGTTTGCCAATTTTGTTTCCCCTTCAGCAAATAATTAGTCAACAATAGTAGTTATTTCTAATTGATCACTCAACTCTAGTGGAACAATTCGATATTCTATTATGACTCCTAAAGAATTTAAATCCATTGTAGGATCTTCAGTTGCTGAATTAAATATTATGTTTTCGATATCTAAATAAGGTAAATATCTATTAACTTGTTGTCGAACTTTAGATGATATTCTATCATATAATAATGGGGAATCAATTTCAAAAAGGAATCTTTTGATTCCAATACCAAAATTAGGGTCCATCATGCGTTCGCCGGGAACAGTTAAAAGTAAATTTTTAAAATTTTGTTTTACTAATTTTGTATAATCCTTAACAAGAACATATCCCGTTTCAGTGCTTTTTCTTAGTGGTAAACTTGGTGCTAGCCATCCCATATAAAGTTCCTCCTTTAATAATTACTTCCGCCGCCCATTGATCAACCGCCAGAATTATTATTTCCTCCATTATTATTTCCCCCATACCGATCATTAAACTCAGGAACCCCAAAATCTAATGGACAATCATCATCACCAGGATCTAGTGCAGGGCGCTCTGGCTCTCTTGCTAAATTATTCAACCAATCTGGGAATGCATTAAACCAATCAATAGGAACAAGTTGATCATCCAAGATCCAATAAGGAATTGTGTGAGGACCAATGGGCACCCCAAACGGTGCAGTCCACGGACCCCAAATTTGTGGAGGAAACAGCAACAAACCAATCATCCAAGTTTCTGGGACTGGAATTAAATTGTCTTTTATTTGCCCATCGGGATATGGTGCCTTAAGTGCTTCGGGCGTCGTGATCCCAAAACCGCAATCTTCTTTAGTTATATCATATTGCGTCGCCGCTTCAATTTGATTCCATGCGGTGCCTGCGGCTTGTTCAAGTGCTTTTGCTTGCATTTGCATAGTCACCATAGTTTTATTTACAGCCTTAATAACATTCTGAACATTTTTGGACATCGCCACATTCATGTCTGATTGTTCCACAAATGCTTTATAAACATTTAATGGCCATTTTACAATTAAGGATAATACAGCTGCCCAAGGAATAGGAATACCGTTAATTGCAGCATTCATTATATCCGCATTTCCAATTTCACATGCATTTTTCCAATCGCCACTTTTCAAAGATCGTAAGAAAATTCTTATTAATTCATGTTTTGTTGGTGTAAAAACATTTTCTAAATTAGGTAACGTAGAGAGATATACCGAATTATAAATTTGCGACAAAGAAATCATTCTATCTACTGGAAAACAATATTTAAATAAGAAATTATATTCTTCCGTTGCTATCATTTGTCTTCTCAGATAATCTCGTGGTGCTTCAATTCCAGGTGTAACAACTGAACCAAACAAAGATCTGAAATAGTTAACTCTTATCGACGGTGGTGGGGCGACAGGATCACCTGCGCATCTTTCATTCATTTCAGCCTGTGTTTCAATTTGCTGTTCGTCCGTGAACGTTATTGCATCTGCAATCGTTACCATCATATCAATAGGAGTTTCGACGGAACATAGTGGAAATGGATGCAAAACGCGCTCCACAGTTCCTTGACCTTGAGGTGGAGTTGTTCTTTCAGTTACATAAAATGTTTTTTCGAGTGCTGCGACGGAATCTGCATCAGCAGTTTTGTTTACATCAAAAAGGGTATCTGTGGGAAGATTTGCAGGATCTACAAAATCATCAGGAGATGGTAAATAACATATTCTCACACCATAAGATATGTTTTTAAAATAATCTATTAATTGTGGTTCAGGAAGAATGCCCTCTACAGTTGTAGCTACTGGTCTGCAAGTTGGCAATTCTTCTCCGCAATCTCCACAATCTGCAAGATCTGTATAGGATAAACCTGGCAATTTATCTTTTGGTTCGTTTCCGTCAAAGGCATTTATCATCCAGTCGCCCCACTTATCAATATTAACCACTCCTCTTGTATAATCGCTTCTCCCAGAAAGAGTTGAACTTTTCACATAGTCCACATTGTTTCTAATCTCGTCAATGAAGGATTCATTTCCACTATAATCTTCAATTCTGATATATGGTTCCAAGAAAATATTTCCATTACCAATATCATACATTTTTGGTATAATCATTTCATTTCGCGGTTCTCTGCCAGATTGTATAATACCATCAAGAGAAGTCTTTAAACACTCTCTTTGAGAACGAGTATCAGTCAGTTCAGCAACAATTTCTTCAAATTCTGTAATCCAGCCCGTATATTTCCATGCAAGGTTTTCATAAAAGTCTGCGTCGGTTTCACTAGAGTGAGCGAGGTAGGATCTAGTGGCGCGGTCGTTGCCACCGAGAGTATCTGAATGAGGAATTTCAAGAATTGCTAAGTCTTCATTAGTTTGATTTGCGGTCAGATCTCTTAAAATAGTACAAATATATCTTTCATATTTTAAGACTTCTGGTACGACTTCTAAAGGAAAATCCAATAAACTTAAATATTGTATTTCACCCCGTTGATGACGGATGAACAAGTTTAACAATTGTTGGAAATATCTTTCGCGTTTCGGACCAGTAAAGGGCCTTATTAATCGCTCTGCTAAATATCCTCTATTTCCTATGGGTTGTCTGGTGTTAACATAACCTTCCGCATTGCGGGCTCCAAAGCCACCAGTGTTCGTGCGGTCGGTAGCCAGCCAGTCATTTGCCATCTGGCTGAGTAATGGATAAATTGGAAAAGCAGTAGACTTAACCGCGTCAAATCCACCGCCTTGGAACAGGCGCTGGCCGTTTTCACCAACATAATAGCCTTGATAATCTCGCTTCTTTAAAGCAATCTTCAAATCGTCATCTAGGCCCATGCGATCCTGATTGCTAAAATATGGGCTGATAAGATAACCTCTGGAATTGCCCGTAGTATCGTTTTTATAACTTTTAAATGCAATACCATATCCTGGACCGACTTGTGGGCGTCCCAAAAATCCAGTTTGCCACTGTGTTAATGCTTTTAAAATACTGCCGGGGCCATGATACTTAACGTTTGGATAAATTCCAGTACGGGTATGAGTTTTAGTGTTGCCCGAGCGGTTTTCAAAAAATGAGCGTTGTTTTTGACGAAGCTCAGTTAGTGTATGATCGGGATCAAGACTGCAATCAGCGGGTTGGCCTCTCTTATAAAGCATCCCTTCTTTGTCGTAGTGCGAGGAGTGCTTTCCTCCTTCGGCGGCGTAATCTTCATCATTCCAATCAATATGCGCCTGTTCAAATGTCGCGTAAGTTCGCGCCCAAAATGGTTGTTCTGGCATTTTAACAACAGGGGCATCGGTCCAGTCTGGTATTCTGCTAGTTTCTCTTGAGTTAAATACCGGAGGTTCCCAAGCAGGCGGATAGGTATTTCCTCTGCCATAAGAAATTCTTTTTCGTAGAATGT